CAGTACCTGTAGTTCCTCCTCCTGAACCAGTTGTCCCTGTAGTTCCTCCTCCATATGTCCCTGAACCAGTACCTGTAGTTCCTCCTCCTGAACCAGTTGTCCCTGTAGTTCCTCCTCCATATGTCCCTGAACCAGTACCTGTAGTTCCTCCTCCTGAACCAGTTGTCCCTGTAGTTCCTCAACCAGTTGTTTCTGAACCAGCAATTCCTGTAGCTCCTCAACCAGCAATTCCTGTAGATACTGAACAAGTATATATAAATAAAAATATAAATTTTAAGGAACCTACATATAATCCACCAACTATTAAAGAACCTGAATATAATCCTATTCAAGCAATAACTAATCAATCATCTCAAGCAAATATACCACTCCAAATAGGACCTCAAGCAGCAGCTCCAGTAGTTGAAGCAAATATACAACCTAAAGCAGTAGCTCCAGTAGAAGCAAATATAAATTTATTAAAGGAACCTGCATATAATCCACCACCTATTAAAGAACCTGAATATAATCCTATTCAAGCAATAACTAATCAATCATCACAAGAAGCAGCTCCAGTAGTTGAAGCAAATATACCACTTCAAGCACCAGCTCCAGTAGTTGAAGCAAATATACCACCTCAAGCACCAGCTCCAGTAGTTGAAGCAAATATACCACCTCAAGCACCAGCTCCAGTAGTTGACGCAAATATACCACTTCAAGCACCAGTAGTTGAAGCAAATATACCACCTCAAGCACCAGTTCCAGTAGTTGAAGCAAATATACCACCTCAAGCTCCAGTAGTTGAAGCAAATATACCACCTCAAGTTCCAGTAGTTGAAGAAAATACACCACCTCAAGCAGCAGCTTCAGTAGTTGAAGCAAATATACCACCTCAAGCAGCAGCTCCAGTAGTTGAAGCAAATATACCACTTCAAGCACCAGCTCCAGTAGTTGAAGCAAATATACCACCTCAAGCAGCAGCTACAGTAGTTGAAGCAAATATACTACCTCAAGCAGCAGCTCCAGTAGTTGAAGCAAATATACCACCTCAAGCAGCAGCTCCAGTAGTTGAAGCAAATATACCACTTCAAGCACCAGCTCCAGTAGTTGAAGCAAATATACCAGTATTACAACAGAGCTTTACAGAATCTAAAGATTCTGGAGACTCATTATTTATATCCAAAGAACATCCTTTATACAATCCTAAAACAATTCTACAACAAAGCTTTACAGACTCTCTAAGACAAAACCGAGAACATTCAATATATAATCCTAGAACGATAACTACTAATAATTCACAACAAAGCCAGAATTCTGAACTAGACACTTTACAGTCTGTAGAACCAAGCCCTGAATTATCCAATTTAAGTAGCGAAGAGTCTGTAGAAACATGTACAGAAGTTTTAACCCCCCCAAAAATGAAAGATACATCTTCAGACTCTTCACAACAGAGCCTTACAGAATCTAGTGATATACCACAAGAAAGTCTTACAGACTCTTCAAATTCTAGCAATTCTAGTACTAGTAGTGATATTGATAAAATAGTATTACAACCTCAAGAACAAAATCGTAAAGAAGATAATTTACCAGATACGCTCAGTAGTACTGATATACCTAATATACTATTAGAACCTCAACAACAAAACCGTATAGAAGAAGATATACTCACTACCACTGATATACCTCTACAGAAAAACAATGAACAACAAAATCGTATTGAAGAAGATATAGTCACTACTACTGATATACCTCTACAGCAGAGCCCAGAACAACCAAATAGTAAAGAAGAAAATACACTCCCCATAAACGAAATAGTATTAACATCATCTCAAAAGAAAACTCTTGATAAAGAAAATAACTTACCTAATACACTCCCTGATAGTGAAATTTCGGAAATAGTATTAACATCTGAAAATAAAGATAAATTACCCGATACATCCAATAATACTTCCATACCGGAAATAGTATTAACATCTCAAAAGAAAACTCTTGATAAAGAAAATAATCTACCTAATACACTCTCTGATAGTGAAATTTCGGAAATAGTATTAACATCTGAAAATAAAGATAAATTACCCGACAAATCCAATAATACTCTCATACCGGAAATAGTATTAACATCTCAAAAGAAAGATGAGTTACCTGATACATCCAATAATACTCCCATACCTGAAATAGTATTAACATCTCAAAAGAAAACTCTTGATAAAGAAAATAATCTACCTAATACACTCTCTGATAGTGAAATTTCGGAAATAGTATTAACATCTGAAAATAAAGATAAATTACCAGACAAATCCAATAATACTCTCATACCGGAAATAGTATTAACATCTCAAAAGAAAGATGAGTTACCTGATACATCCTCTATACCTCTAAACTCTTTACAACAGAGCCAAATAGTATTACAATCTAAAGGTGCTTCTTTAAATAACGAGATTAAAAAACCTTTATTTCCTGAAAATTTAGAAGATAGTGATTCAGTTTTAGAAATTCCTAAATTTAGTATAATTTCTAAAAAACCAGAGGTTGTTCAAACGGGTGGATTAAGCGACACCCCTGATAGTATGGATAATATATTTAAAAAACAAAATAAAAAAAGCGATATGGAAAAACTATTTAATCTTTTAGGTCTAAAGTTTTAAATTTACTTAGAGCTGACTTTACTAAAGTCATAGGGATAAAATCAAAATCTATTAACTTTTGATTTAATTCATATTTTTTCTTAATATCTGGATGTTCTTCCAAATATTTATTTAATTTAGTATTATCTGAAATTATTTCTTTCCTATCTTTCAATGATAATATTTTTTTATCTTTTGGAAATATAGAACAAATATTATCTGAACAATCACCATTTAGAATTTTATCTTTTAATTTTTCTTTTGCTTCATCTTTAGTTAATGTCAAAAAAGTTTTCTTTTTGTAATCAATAAAATGTAAGTTTTCTCTTCCTAATTGAAGAAAATCTTGATCTCCTGAGACTAAAACTATTTTAATTTTTTCCTTTTCAAGATGCTTACAAATTACCGCAATAATATCATCAGCTTCCATTTTATCAACTCTAATACTAAATATTTTTCCAGGATAAATTTCTACTAAATTAGGAATAAACTTATCATAAGTTAATTTAAAAGTTGGTTTAAAATTATTCTTCAAAGATAAATCAGCTCTGTCTCCTTTATAAGTATCCATTAATTTAGTTCTCCACAAATCATTTTTAGGAGAATCTAGACAAAAAATTATTTTACTATTGTTAAATTCCTTTTTTCCAACTAATTTAACAATTGATTCCAAATACATCTTTTCATATTTTTCAATAAAAATTTCATTTTGAGACCAATCATATTTTACATCGTTTTTCTTTTCTTTGAAAAAGTCTGGTTGATTCAAAGAGAACCATCTGAGAGTAGCAAAAAATCTATAGAAAGAAGTATAGGATGCATCTACTAAAATTAAATTATTCATGTTTATATAATTAATATTTTATTTAATATTTTAAATTTCATTTTTTCCAAGTTTAGATATTTTTTAAATATATTCTATATTAATGAGTGCGAATTTTCCTTTCCAAGAAAACATCGATGTTTTCGCTGGTGAAAAAGCAGAAAAAGAATATTGGATAAAAATAAATTCTAAAGATGCAACAAGTACATCTCCTTTTAATTTTAGTGTTAAATTTACAATGAATATTGCAACAGGTAAAAATCAATATTTAAAAGAAGCTATTATCGAAGATAAATATCAAGATATTAAAAAAATAGAAGTTTCCGATGTAATTATTCCTAGATTTATTCCTAATGATATTTTAGGATTAGTTTTTGATGGAGTAAATTTAATAAAAATTGGCGATACTTCTTCTTATTTAATTTCAACATATCCTGGTATTAATATGAGATGTGGTGTATTTAGTTCTGCACCAAATACGTATCCTTATATAAAATTAATTAATCAAAAAGATTGTGTTATTTTAGCTTCTATAACTAGTAGTCCTATTTTATCAGATGATTTGTCAACATTTAAGTATAAAGAGTTAAAAATGATTGACCATATTACAATTAATAATATAGTATATCCAATTTTAGATATTAGTAGTAATAATATAATAACATTAGATGATTATACTGTTAAAGGTTTACCTAATATTATTTTACCAAATGAAGCTAGTTTGATTATGGCTAATTATTACTCTAATAATATTTTTACTACTGATATTGGAAATTTCTCAATTACTCCAAAAACAATAACTATAAATGGATTACCTTCAAATGCTTTACAAACTATGTTTGCTTCTAATATAATTAGATTTACTGATGGTACTAATAATTTATATCAAATAGTAAGTAAATATACAGATGTATCAGGAGGTACTGTACTTATTAGTACTGGGTACGGAGATGAGCCTATTAGTTTATCAGGAGATATAACTATGCAGCTCTTCGGATATGGGTCTAGAGATATGATTGATGAGAGAATTTTCTATATTGAAATGGACCCATTTACCCCGGTAAAATCCTCCGCTACGGACAGTAGCTTGAACAAGATGTTTGGCGTTCTGTTTCCATCAACACAATCTAAAAACTGGCTGTACTGCTCTGGTGAACCACATGAGGCCTTCCTCCCAAGGGACCTTCGGAAACTTGACAAGATAACTTTTACAATTTATGACTCCAACGGGATTAGTTTAAACGACACTTTTAAGAACAGACCAGGATTTCTAAATCCTAACTACTTCTCAAATATGTATACTACAATTGTATTAAAAGTTGAAGAAGTAGACAAAACATTAGTAGCCAAGAAAAATGAAAAAAAATAATGTTCCGCCAGCACTGGTTCCTTTATTTTTAATTTTAAACATTTTAAATAAAACTTATAAAAATTATTATATATATAAATATATATGAATACATTATTCGGTGGCGCTAATAACGAAAGTGAAAATATAGTTCCTGTTGCATTTGGATTTCTTATTCCCTTATCATTATCATTTGTATGTTTCTATTTTGCAGCTAGATCTTCTCAAAATAATTTTAAAAAGAATCAAAATATTAAAAATTTAGAAACAGTATTATATACTCAAGGATCTATTTATTTGGTAATTTTTGCATTATATGTTGTTTCTCAATTTGTTAAATTAGACTCTTCTACTTATCTAATTTTATTCCAAAAACTATTAATATTAACTTTGATTGCTATATCTGGTTATGGTATTTCTGTTTATGATCAAACAGACCCTTCAGTTAAAGAAATAAGAAATGTAGTATTTGGAATTTCTATTGTTGGATTATTAACAGCTTTACCTTTAGTGAAAACTATTCCACAATGCATTATAGATAATATTAAAACAGAAATAATATAAATAAATTAAGATTTAGGATTTTATTTATAATGACTATAATACATATTAGCCACATCCTTAAAATTTACCTCACTAGTATTAATTCTAACAATATCTCCCGACAATGGATTATATAAAATTATATTATTAATCTTTTTTGCTTTCTTATGTAATAAATAACCATAAATTAATGTTTGACTAATATTAAAGGTTGATCCAAGCTCATTTTGGTTCATTCTAAATTCAATTATAGTATCATCCACTAATAAATCAATATCTCCTTTTATATCACCATGTGACACATTGTAACGAGAATAAATTTCTTTAGGTTTCAATAACTTTATATGATTAATAAAGCTCTTACTAATTTTATCATAATGTTCATAGATTTGAGGATTAATTAACAAATTCTTTAAATCTGAAAATATATCTCCATCGTCTTTAATATCCAAAGTACTTATTTGAAACAAATCTTCTAATATATTTCTCCAATCATTTAATTCGTCTTTATAATTTTGACGAATTTTTTGAGGTAAGCTTTCTATATTTAAATCAAACTTTTTAATATTCTTAGTAAAGTTAATTTGAATCATCTTTGCAATTAGCAAATTGATAAAACTATTGATAATACCTTTTGAATATTTAAACTTGTCTAAATATCTTGGTATTTCATAAGCACTATGTAATACGTCTTTCTTAATATCCATTCCTTTTAAAAATGGATATATCTTTGAATATCCGACATATTTCAAATAATTACTTACATCCTGAGCTATATAACCACACATTGGATAATGATCATATTTCATATTAATAGCAGTATACAAATCTGGATTAATTTCTCTAATTAAAGGCGACATATTCATATAGTTACTTGGATTAAAACAAAAATTATAAGTAATAATTAAATTTTGTTTAGCTCTAGAACAAGCCACATAAAACAATCTTCTTTCTTCCTCTGAATCATCGCCTTCATTTATATAATAATTTTGTCTGATGGATGGAAAGTTTTCAGAATCAACATCAATAATATAAACATAATTCCATTCTAATCCTTTAGAACCATGAATGGTAGTTAAGTAAATAGAATTATCAAGATTCACTTCAATCGATTGATTTAAATATAATTCAGTAATAAATTGTTGAATGTTGCTATTTGATAAATAACTAAGCAAAAGAGTAATATCTTTAATCTTTTCATCAAAATGACTATCATGTTTATTTTTAGATTGCCAAATCTTTTCTAAAAATAATAAAATGTTTCTTCCTTTTTCAACATCTTTTAACTTTTTATTAGAAACGGTAGTAATAATAGAATCTAATTCTTTTAAATAATTAGAATAACTAGCTTGAGTATCTTTTAACTTTCTAATAGAATCTCTAATGTTGATACTATTATCTATAATTTCGTGAGCAGTGTTAACTCCAAGTTGCAATGCTAAAATACGCTTCCAATGAATAGAACTTTTCTCATTGATGATAATTGTTAAAAAAGCTAGAAAATCTTTGACGTGTGATTTATCTAAAATAGATAATCCAGTGTGTTTAATCACAGTAATTCCTTGTTTAACTAATTCCAATTCAATCCTATCTAATGATTCATTTTTTCTAGCTAAAATAACCATTTTAGAAATAGGAACTCCAGCTTCCTTATTTTTCATTATATCATTAATTACCCATTGGTCTCTCTTTCTATAATCCTCAAAACCTAAAATGGTTGGTTTTACACCATTATTAGGATTTACCGACTCCACATTTTTTTTATATTGATTAGTATTCTTTATAATAATATCTTGAAAGAAATCAACAATTTGTTTGGTTGAACGATAATTCTTTTCAAGTAAATACATTTTATTTGGTTTAAATTCAACTGGAAAGTTTAGAATAAACTTAACAGAACTCCCTCTAAAAGCATAAATAGATTGAGCATCATCACCCACCACCATAATTCTGGAATTTTTTTTGAATTTACTTAAAATATAGTGTTGAATGGGGTTAACATCTTGATACTCATCAAAAAAGATAAATTTAATTTTATTTTTATATTCATTAGATGCTTTCTTATCTAAGAATTCACAAAGCATAATCATTAAATCATTAAAATCTAAAAGATTCTCATTCTTTTTCTTTTCTTTATAGATATTTAATAATAAATGAATTTTATCTTCTAGAGCCTCTAACTTTAATTCTTTTAAAATAGGTTTAATGTTAAAAGGAAAAGAGCTAGATGATTTATCAATAATCAAAGTGATTTTTGATTTAAAATCAATAAATTCATCATTTTTATCACATAAATCTTTTAACAAGTCTTTCGTTTCTTTTTCATCTAACATTGTATAATTAATATTATTATATTCCTGTAATATTCTATAAGCTAATCCATGTAAAGAACCAACATAAGCAGGTAATTTAGTAGGAATGATAGAAGCTAATCTTCCAGCCATTTCTTGACCCGCTTTTTTAGTAAAGGTAATAATTAAAACACTCTCTGGGTCAACTTTATCTTCAACTATCATTTTAATATACATTGAAATTAAAGTATGTGTTTTACCAGACCCAGGTGCAGCAACTGTAACAATATATTTTTCAGTAGCATTTACAACTTCTAATTGTTGTTCATTTAAAGTTAAAGTATTCATAATTTCTTTATGGTCAATATCAATAATATTTTGTTCTATTTCTAATAATTTATTTTGCAAATCAAATATTTTCATATTATATTCTGCAATTTTTTTTATGATTTTTTCTTTGTCTTCTATATATTCATTCATAATAATTAAAATAGAATAAAAAACTTTATGTAAAGATAAAATTGAATTTATTATTATAATGTATTTATTAAAAGAAAATTCTGCAAATACAGAAGAACCATATTTTTCTACTCTTCCAAAAAAAGAAGAATATTTATTTTTTCCTGAAATTAGTGTTGCAAAATGGTTTTTTGAATCAGGTATTGCAGAAAAGAACTTGATTAATAATATTCTTAAAAATTATATAAATCCAGATAAAAATTTTATTGATATTGGGGCTCACGTTGGAACATATAGTTATATAATAGGACAAAAAGCACAACATACTTATGCTTTTGAATGTAATCCAAAAATATTTTGTTATTTAGCAGCAAATATTGCATTACATGGATTAGAAGATAAGATTACACCTCATAGATATGCATTAGGTAATCGAATGGATGTATTAGATTATGTAATTCGTTCTAATGATGGAGGTGGTAATGGATTAAAAAAACTAAATGATACAGATGATATTCGTGATAAAATTAAAGTTAATGTAAGAACATTGGATTCATTCAATTTAACAAACATTGGATTTATTAAAATGGATGTAGAAGGGTATGAAAAAGAGGTATTAGAAGGAGGATTAAATACATTAGCCAATAATAATTATCCACCAATTTTATTTGAGGCTTGGGGAGATTGGAAAGAGAAGGAAGGAGTTGAGGCAAGTAAAATAAGAAAGGAATTATTTGATTTTCTTAGAAAGATTGGATATAGTATAAGTAATTGTGTGGAACATGGGGATATGTACATTGCGAAATTTTTATAAAAAAAATTTGCAAGTATAAAAATCACGATTTGGAGCAAGCTCCCAGCCTTAGATTTTTTATCTTGCCCGTTATATCGTTAATTAAAAGTTAACTAAAAGTAAACAAAATAATTGAATTTAATATTATTTAAAAACTTACAAATATATACTTTAATGTCAAAAAAATGGTTTATTATTGAAGGAAATATTGGTTCCGGTAAAAGCACTCTTTTAGAAAAGCTAAAAGGTTTGGATAATGTGGAAGTTGTTCAAGAACCTGTTGATAAGTGGTTAGCTCTCAAAGATGAAAATAATAAAAATTTATTAGATCACTTTTATTCGGATATGGAAAGGAATGCTTATATGTTCCAAAGTATGGTTTTCAAAACAAGAATAGAATCTTTGGATAAACCACAAATAGAAAATACTAGATTTAGCGAAAGGTCAATATGGACTGATAAATATGTTTTTGGAAAATCTTGTATTGAAAGTAAAAAAATGAATTCTATGGAAAGCATCTGTTATAATTATTGGTTTGATTTTCTAGAAGAAAAATTTAAACCAAAACCAGATGGAATATTTTACATTAGATGTTCTCCTCAAAAATGCTTGGAACGAATTGCCCAAAGAGGTAGAAATGAAGAGGATTCTATTAAATTGGAATATTTGGAAAAGCTACATCAATATCATGAGGACTGGTTGTTAAACTTTACTAAAACACCAGTTTTAACTTTAGATAATGAAAGTGATAATGATTGGGATTTTATTATTGATAAAATAAAAAATTTTACAAATTCTTTTTTTGTTCCTATTCCAGTATATAAAGTAAAAGAGCAAGTAAAAGAAGTAAGTACTGGTTATTCATATTTTGATTAGGGGTATTTAATAGTTAATCCTCTACTATTATTATAAATTATATCATTAGGAATTTCTTTATTATCTGAAAATTTAATTACACCATCGTAAATATTTTTTTCATTAGCTAAAAATAAACATTTAGAAGCTTGAACTGTAATATATTGAATTTCATCATTAACATCTTTAATCTCGCATTGTTTCTTGATATCTGATATTTTTTTATCTTTAAAGTATTCTTTAATATTTGAAATAGGAATTCTAACTAATTCAATGGTTTCGTAAAAAACGGGATCCATTTTAATTTTTTTAAGAATATCTTTATTTTTATTATAAATTTTAGAACTAACATTTGATAATTTACAAACAAAACAAGCAAACAATCCAGCCTTTCTTTTCCCAGACAATCTTCTTCCAGGTAATTCTATAAAAGATTCAATGTCTTTCGCTAATTTTAAATTTTTGGAACTAATTGAGATAAGTTTTTTACTTTCTTCAAATAGTTCTCTTGATGCAGCATCTTCTATGGTATTATCTAATAGGTCAATCCCACCACCAGGGATATCACAATAGTATTTACCCTTGTTAACACCAGAAGGTACATACATTGATGATTTGAAAAGGACTACACAATCTTTTGAGGAAAATCTATGAATGATTAATACGCCAGCGCTGTTGTATTTCTTATCATTCAGTTCTATGATTTTTTCATTTGAAACAGGTTTAGTGTTCATATAATATTAGTAATTATTGAATTATTAATATTATTTGCAATTTTTTAATTTTTTATAGTATTTTTAATAGATTCAGTTAATTTTTGAGATATAAAAGATGGTGATACGGGAACATAAGTACTAGCAATTCTAGTGAAAAAATAGTATTCAGCAAATCCAATAAATATAAATACAATTAAATTTTCTATTGATAAATCTTTAAAACTAATATCAATATGACAAGAATATCTAGCAAAAACAATAAATAAAATAAATCCAGACCATAATAATATTAAACTTAAAATAAGCATACGAAATAATCCTTTATTGTGATTATCGGTGGCTGGGTCTGGTTTGGAATATAATTTATCAGTATCCATATTTAGAAGATAATCATTTAAATTATTATCTTCTTTAATCTGTTGTATTTGGGGTTTAAAATTGTTTATTATTCTTACAATTTCTCCATTAATTGCATCAGAAGAAACTTTAGAAATAAATATTATAAAAAATATAGTTAAGAATGTATACAAAATTATAAAGTGTGAAAATAAATTTATGTTAAAATCTATATCACTGAATTTATTTATTATTAAATCTTTTAAATTATTCATATATATTTTAGTTATAAAATAATTTTATAACTTAAATTATACAATGATAGATATCCCAAAAATAACAGTAAATGTATTATTAGCAACAGCTTTTTTTACTTTTTTTATTACAATATTTTTCTTTACTTATGCAAAATATGTTGAGAAACAAATAGCTATTAATAATTTAACTTATCTTGTGGATAATTTAACAAGTTATTTGTCTTTATTACCTCCTATGTATAAAGAAGAATTAGGAAAGCTGGTTGATAATTTTAATTTATCCGTAGATAAACAAGCTGATATTGATGTTGAAAAAGATAACACTAAATTATTCAATAAGGCAATTAAACTTTATGGTAGTGTTTTTATTGTAAATATAATATTAGCTTTCATCATTTCTTATATTTATAATATTGATTTAATTGAATCTTTATTTCAAAATATAAACTTATTAATAGTTGTAATTATTACTGAATTCTTCTTTTTAACATTTGTAATTTCAGATTATATTTCAGTTGATCCTAATAAAATTAAAAAGGCATTTCTTAATTTATTAATAAATAATTAAATTAGTTATATACTTTGGTTGTTGATTATATTCAAAATAATCACAATCTGGTACTTTATTAGCAAAATTAAATACTATTAAATCAACTAGACAATTAATGTCAACCACACTTGATTTAATATTAAATAACTTTTTCCCTTTGGTATCTAAATAAATGACAGTTTTCTTAGGGTTAATGTTTTCTTTATTAATAGCATTCATTTTATTCTTATGAGATTTTATTTCGATGGCATCTTTTAGTTCTGAAATATAACAATCGGGGGATAAGTCTAAATATTTAGAAATTTCTTCTGATAAATGTAAATATTTATTTGTTATCATATAATTTTTATGCTTATTATTCCTTTAATTAGATTAAGGTCCAGATGTAGTACCACCACTAGGGGATCTTCCACTTGAAGAACCAGTTGTTCCTCCGGCTTTAGGTCTAAAATCTCCATTAAAAAATTCAGTAGCTCTTTCACTGATAATTCTATTATAAGCAGTCAAAAAGTGAGGTCTTAATGTATCTGATATTTTTAAATAATAATACTTAACACAACAGTTATTTGCAACTGGTTCATAGTGATCAAAATAAAGAACATTTTCAACTGGGACAGGTGGTTTATCTGGTTTTGGATTAGTTGCCCAATTGGTACAAAGTGCAGCTAAATCTACATTAGCCTCTTCTAAAACTTCTCTTCTTAAACAATCATCTGTGGTCTCTTCCCACCTCATATTTAAACAATTTTTATCACCAGGTACTGTTGGTGCGCCATCTCTTGCACCTCCTAAATTAGAACCAAATATTCCTGTACCTGGTGGTTGAATAATTTTTAATTTATATCCTTTTTCTATTACATAACTATATTCTGCTGGATACTCTGATACTATTCTTCCTCTAACAAATAGTTCTCTTTCTTTAATACTTCTAGTAATAACTCTAGGTCCGCCACCACCACCACCACCGCCGCCAGGATATATTTCATCTCCAGCGTGTTCTCTTTTAGCATCACCACTATTATCTTCTATAATTTTATCAATAGTAGAATTTTTATCAAAATAAGTTTCTTGTTTGAATTTTTCCACTTCTGTATGTGGTAATGTAATTTTATCATTGTCTTTAACTCTTTCATGAATATCAGTTAAAACTTTTTCTATAGATTTAGGCGGTATTCCAGTTAATCCAACTGTTGATTTATTTCTAGAACTAGTTATATTTGTTCCATTTGCACCCATAAAAATATTACCATGTTGGTCTTCAAGAATTAATTTGCAATTATTAACACGTTGCTCATTTAAATCTTTGCAAAGAACTTGAGGATTAACTGATGTAGATATTGACTTACCCCAATTCATACTCCCAGGGCCTTTCATCCCTCCAATTTGACTTTTTAAATTTAAATATTTTTCTTTATATTTTAAATATTTTTTAAAAGAATCCATATTACTTAGTTTTATATAAAAAAATTTATAATATTAAAATTAAATATTTCCTTTTTAGACTTGATAAAAGTATTTAATTTAATATTATCTTGAAGTAGTGACTCATATTGATTCTTTATAATCGGATTAACAACAATATTTTTATTAATGTTTTCAAAATAATTAATCATATCATTTTTGATGTTGTAATTGTAATTAAACTTGTTTGTAAATTTGATAATTGCATTATATCCAACTTGTGAAAGATAAAACATATCCCTTGGAATGAACTTCCATAATTCATTTGTCTGTTTGAATTTGAGTAGTTCATTTATAATTTCTTGTTGATTTATATCTAGTTCAAAACATTCAATTACTTTATTATTTTTACAAATTAACATAATAGATGCTATCAAAATAGCTCTCTTAGAATCAAAATCTAGATTTTTGAATTCATCAAACTTAAAAAGATTAATAATTCGTGCACAACACAATGTAACTTCATTTGTAATATCTTCAGAAATATTATTATTGATGCAATAATAACTGAACTTTTCAAAAGAGATATCTGAAATATCTCTCTTATCCTCAATAAATAGATTTTTATTTATCTTTTGTGATTTGATTTTTGTAGAAGAAATTGATATATCTGAAGCACTACGACTCCTTTTAATAACTCCTGGTGTACCTATGTAAGACATAACCTATATGTACTACCTTTATACCCATAATTATTCAATTTTTTTAATTTTTAGACTCTAATTAACTGTATTAGGAAAAATCTAATTTTTCCTACAATAAGGCTTTCCATTGTATAAACTCCTATAGCATCTATGATATTTACCAAAACGGTCTATATAATAGATATCATTAATACCATCTATTTTCTTAAAATGAATCTTTATTAGATATAAATTCATATTAAGGTTATTTTGCATCCACCAAGGAATCATATTGTTGATTTTCATAATAATATACACTGGATTTAGAAAGGATGCAATAGCTGATTTAAACCATTGAATTGGTCTACTTTTTCGAATGTTATCTAGATACTCATCCTTAAATTTACAGACCCAATAATAAGGACTATCTATATCATTCTTAACTTCATTGATTTCTTCGTGAGTTTTAAAAGCTAATATATAACCAGATTTAATCATATTTATTAC